TTTTCACAGTATAACCACTAGTACCGCTGCCATTAATGTTTGCCTCAGAACGTGACATCATTAAGATGCGTTCCTTGCGTTCTCTCATTTTTTGCTCACGATATGAATTAAGTAGATGATCGAATCTGTTCATTACACTCTCCCTTTTACAGTTAAGTGCGTTCCTTCGCTAATGCTACTTCCGTCCCGATTGGGATGAACGATACTATTATTTAGTCATAAAAAAGGGCGATATAAAAATACCGCCCTTTAGTAGATTTTTTAAATCTATACTTGCTTACGCAAATCTTAGGTTAGCTGAAGTAACTCCAACTTTTCCTAAGTAGTCAGCTGCATTACCAAGAGATGATGCAGTGTTTGTTAACTCTACATAACCATATCTTGTCATGAAACTAACAACTGGCTCAAATGTTGCTGGATCAAGTACAACACCGCTTGACATTAAAGGAATGTATGGGCAGTAGAACGCAGCAGCGTCTGATTCCGAAGAACCTTTGTAACCGATCAACACATCGTCGTCAGTTGCATAACCGTTTACGTACACACGCATTGCACTGTTTAAAGTTCCTACAAACTTAGTGTTTGTTGGTGCTTCAAAAGTACCTTCAGTTGTTCTTGCAAACGCTGAAGTTGTAGCAGATTGTAACAAAGTTAATACTGTTGGTGAAACAACAGCCCAGTTACCTGCGCCACGTCTTGTACGCTGTGCAATCAAGTTAGCAACTCTGTTGATTTGAACAGCTAAAGCAGCATGTTCGTCACCAACGAAAGTAGCAGTACCTGATACTGCACCTTGGTCATAAGTTAAAGCAGCCGTACCAGCAAGTGTTTTCAAAGATTGAATAACTTCTTGGTCAATTTCAGCTGTAATTTCTTGTGCTAAAGCAGCCATTACTTCTGCTTCGATGTCAATACCCTGTTGAGCTTGTGCATCTTGAGCAGCTTCAAACGTCCAACGAGCACTCAATTTACGAGTTTTCGCTTCGACAGTTTGTTTCAAGATTTGAATGCTTAGTCTGTTTCCAGCTACACCTTCTAAAGCTGCTGTAGAAGCTGCTTTATCATTAGTAGCACCAGAATAACCTTCTGCAATCTTGAAAGGTGATAGTGCTTCGTCACCTGCTGTAGTGTCAGTTCCACTTGCAGAGTTGAATGCATCAGCATAACGTACTCTTAATGTGTGGATTTGACCAACAGGTCCAGTCATTGGCTGAACGCCAACTAGTTCATTAGCGATGACCGTAGGCATCACACGTCTGATCACTGGAAGGATCACACGGTTTAGTGTTGCAACGTTACCGGCAGATGTAGCACCTGCTGTAGCAGACTCGTTCAAATACGTGCGGGTATTCTCCAGAGTTGTTGCCATAACAGTACGCTTGTTACCTTGAAGTCCTTCTAAAAGGGCATCTTTGGTTTCTGACCAGCGACTTTCTAGTAGTTGTGACATTGTTTTTCTCCTTAAACTTTTAAGCCCGCAAGCCTGCGGATGTCAAATATCTCAGCAGTTTTTTCTCCACTGCTAATTTGATTGCCTTGTGCTTTATCGCCTGTTATTTCTTTTGCCTCTGTCAACGCCACTTTAGTTGGAGCACTTCCTTCCATTACGGAATTAATGTACTTGTCATAAGCTGCGTGTAATTTATTAGTCTGTACAGATTCTAGTAACTCACCCATTACCTCACGCTTCTCTGCAGACAATGGTCCTAGCAATTCTGCCATTACTTCTTGTCTTGCTGCGCTATTTTTGATACGAGCAATCTCTGCATCTCGACTTTCTACTAACTTTTTAGATTCTGCAACAATCTTTGCTGCTTCTGCTACTTCAATTTCTTTCTGTTTTACAACTTTAAGAAGTTTTGAAGTTTCAGATTTTTCATTTAAATGGCTAGTAGCATATTCACTTGCGAATGATTCAAAAAGTCTACGACCGAAGTCGTTTTCTCTCGCTGCCTGAATATCTTCTTTCAATTGTACCATTTCAGATTTAATACCTTTCGATACTGTACCTTCAACGATTTTCGATGCTTTATTGATAAAGTCTTTCTTAACTTCTTCAAATTTAGCCTTGCTATCTCTAACAAGTTTAACTTTGGTTTCTGCTAAGTCTTTCTTATCAGCATGGAATTCTGCAATTTCTTTTGAAAGTGCATCAACAATAAAAGATTCAAGTTTGGCAACATTACCTGCAACTGCTTTACGATCTTCACGAAGTTCTGCTAACTCATTCTTAAGATTCTTAAGAACAAATGCTTCCATAGCTTTAGAATCTTTTACGATTTTTTCAGCATATTTTGCTTTAGCTTCAATAAGTCCTTGGCGGTCTTCAGCAAACTCAGAAAGCTCTGCTGTAATTCTGTCAGCCAGCATCTTCTCAACTGCTTCAACCATTGCGGTCTTATCGTGTTCGTACTTCTGTGCATATTCTTCACGCAATTGTGTAGTAACATTATCACGGTTATCTTGAACGGTTTTTTCCCAAGCGGTCTCAATTTCCGACTTGACTTCTTCGGAAATCACATTGTTTTCAAATAGTTGTTTTACAAACTCTAGCATTGTGATTCTCCTACGTTTTATTAAGACTTGAAATGAAGTTTTTCAAGCTCTCTGCTATATATCTTTGTGCCTGTGTGTCGCCTTGGACTTCTTGTGCCACTTGAAATGCCTTGTAGCCACCTTGTGCATTCATAAGGTGTTCGTAAACTGGTGTTGGATATGCTCCCGGGGCAGATGGTTGAGCTACAACGTCAACAGTAATAATTTCAAATCCTTGAACATTACCATCTCCGTCAACTTCCCCTGAACCTCTGCTTGAGACTCCCAACTTGACTCCTGATTCCAACATCGATGAAACAATTTGTCCCATCGGCGTTGGTAACATTTTAAGTTTTCCGTAGCCATTTGGACCATCCATCCACATTTTTGTAATCATGTGACTGACCCTGTCCAAATTGATGCGTAAATCTTGTGGGTGATCAACTTCACCTAGCACTGAATACCCCCCAGAAATCTGTTCGTTGAGCGTCTTGACAGCCCTATCAATTTCTTTAGAAGAATAAACACGCTGATTGGCATTACGAATGTCACCTTGAATACAGATTCCACTCAAATGTAATGTTTTACCATCATCATGCTCATCACGCTCAAGTACGATTTTAGCCTGATCGAAGCTCAGATGTTCTGCTAGTGTAGTTTTCACTTATAGTCTTCCTTTTTTACTATCGTTTGCTACGGAAAATCGATTGCTTGTTATCAGCTGATTCGCCTGCACCTTTCTTTTCAGCACCATGTCCTTTTGTGCTGTCCATTTTAGTTGCATTTTTTGAACCAGGTGTGTTAACATTACCTGCATTTTCTTCTTTAGGTGTAATATCAGCTAGGCCACCGTCATTTTTACCTGACTCTTCGCCGCCTTTAGCAATATTAGCTGTAGTTCCGCCCATGTCGTTTTTCATATTATCAACAACTGACTTCTTGTTGTCTGCAGATTCTGCGCCGCCTTTTTTCTCAGCACCGTGTCCGCCAGCAACTTTTTCTACGTACTCTCTAAAAGTATCTAGTTCGTCAACTTCTGGAGCAGCTTCTGGAGCAAAAGCTTCTTCTTCTGAATCCATATCTGAATCCATATCGCCTTCCTCTCCGTCTTCACCTTTGATCTCGTCAAATTTTGCTTGTAACTCATCAACAATTGAATCTAGATCTTGAAATAACTCTTCCGGCTCTTTATCGCCTTCTTCTGAGTCTGCATCAATTTCTGATTCTAAATCGTCTGTAGCGTCGCCACCCATGTCAGGCATATCGTCTTCGCCTTCAATTGCAACGTCTTCAAACTCTTCATCAACTTCTTCGTCTTTTGAGTCTTCGTCAGTAGCTTCGTCAACTTTGTCTTCTGCGTCATCATCTGATGCTTCGTCAACTTTGTCTTCTGCGTCATCGTCTGATGCTTCGTCAACTTTGTCTTCTGCGTCATCGTCTGATGCTTCGTCTACTTCCTCATCTTTCATTTCTTCTTCAATAAGGTTTTCGTAGATTTCACGTGATTTAGTTACCACGTACTCGTGAAATAATTCTTCTGCTTTCTCTTGGTTATCGTTAACCAAGTTCTCAAGCATTTGTTCTAATGTAGATTTATCTGCCATTTTTGTTCTCCTTGAAATTATCGGTAAGGCTGTTTGTTATATATTTACATAATTGTTGTAAAAATAGGGTTAAATGGTATTATTTTGACTCATTTTGTGTTGATATATAGTTCCTTCAAAGGTATTCTCAAAATCACGCATACTAATGTGTTTTAAATTAGTGTGCTGCGGACCTAGTTTATCGGGTATAAATGCGCCATCATCAATGATTCTGTAAAAGGTTACCTTGGTAAATTCCTTAATTACCTTCTCAGTTTGGCTTAGCCAATTGCCAAAAAACGTTGCAGAATCAGTGGTTTTCTTGTAATTAAAGGTATCTGCGTATATATTATTAAACTTTCCTTTAAGTCCTTGATAGTCAAATCCAGCAATATAAATGTGTCTATGGCCGTTTTGTGCTGCAAACCACAGTGCAGTAGGACCGCTACTCCATCCTTTGTGTGGACTAAAAAAATTAATATTACTATTAGTTTTAATCCCTTTATTAGGATTAGTCCATACTGTACCCTTTTGATGGTAGTTTGCTTCGATTATCTCATTAACCATTTTAACATCTACTGCTACAATGTAATGAGGATCAAACTCTCTGTATTGTGCATTACAACCATATACTGTTCCAATGTTTAAAAGTTTTTCACAGTTAATGGTGCCGCGGCTCATGCCGTTGCCTAATACGAATGCTATATCTTTGTGGTGTTTTTTATTCTTCTTGCTCAAGCTTCGCCCCGTACATTTGTCTAATAAAATCTAGCTCTGATTCTTTTTCAGCAACATGAGCTTCGGATTGTAATCTTAATTGATTAATCTGACGTAATGTAAGGCGTACTTTTCTGGTGTCATCTTTTGAAAGGACATTATCATCTTTCTTGTTGTCGTAACGACGGTCGACGGAAAAGTCGTTAACGTCATCATTAAAATATAAAAATTCTCTCAAAAGCATACTAGTATTTATTAAACTGCAGGTGTTTCTGCTGTTTCTCCGCCACTTACATCATCAGCAGGAGGTGCTTCAGTTGGAGCTTCTGTTTCTTCAGCCGCGCCGTCTGCTGCCATCCCTGTAGGTGTTACGCCTACTGATCTTAATTCACTGCCTGCATCTCCAGGATCTTGTAAATTACCTGCGTTTTCTTCTCTCCACAACTTTTCATTTTCTGCAATTTCTTCTTGTGATAAACCTAAGTAACGTTTCATTGCAAAACGTTTACTTAAATGTGGAATTGCGTCTACAACGCTAAAGATGTTTGCTCTAGTAGTATCAAGTTCTGCTTGTCTGTATGCTGCAAAGTTTTGTGGTGGTTGGAAGTTAATGTTAAACAGTGATGCATCAATGTTATAACCATTGCCATCTAACCAAAGTTTAAACTCTTTGTCAAACGCTTCAGCCATAATGTTTTGTAGTCTTTCGCAATATCTATTGAATCTTAATTCTTGGATATATGCTGTTCCTACTTTACCGTCTGATACAGTGTTTGCTTGGTCATCGATTGATGTTGGCAAATAACTTGCAGGAATACGTAATGCTCTAAACAGTTTGTTGGTAAAGAATTTTAAGTCTGTAATTTCGCCTAGGTTAGTACCACCTGGTAATGTTTCAACTTTAGACCCTCTTCCTTCTGCTGTTTGTGGGAAGAAGTAATCTTCGTTAGTTGACAGAGGATTGTAACTTGCGTCAATAACACTTGTTCCGCCACCTGTTGAACTAGGAATACGTCTTTGTTGAATTTCATTTTTAACTTTTTCAACAAAACTCATTGCCATGTGTGCAGGCATGTTACCTACATCAACATAAAAAATTCTTCTTTCTGGAGCACGTTGAATTCTGTAAATGATAATTGCATCTTCAAGTAATTCTTTTTGCTTGTAAACTTTAAACACACTTTCAAGTAATGAGTTACCAAAAGGATAGTTGTTGTCTAATCCTTCTGACAACGAAATGTGTACAATATGTTTTGCGTCTACTGTAATTTCGTTTTGTCCGTTTTGAAAACGTGTGCCTGTTGGCTGTGCTGCATCTCCTACCATGCCACGTGCAAATCCACCGCCGCTTGTGTATGAACTTGTTCCGCTTGGTGACGTATTTGTTGTACCGTGTGGTGTAGTTGCAACTAAATCTTTAAAGTTAAAATTAATATCTTTGATTACATATTGTTCTGGAATTTTTCCTAAAGATTCATTAACAATAATTTTAGAAACTTTTGCGTTATCAATATAAAGTAATTTTTTAGTTTCTGGATCTCTTAAAAAGAAACAATCTCCGTATTTAAAAGTGTTACGCACAATACGAAACATTCTATTGTCGAAACGCTGCTGCTTACTCCACTTTTGCATTGCTTCTTTAAGAAGTTTAGTTTCAGTACTGGAAGGTTGCCCTCTAAAGTTAAAGTTAAAATTGCTTAAATTACCGTTGTCTTTTCCTGTACAAAATTCTGCTAGAATATCCAGTGCTGCGTTTACTTCTGAATCCATATCCATTGTGTCGTACTGCATGTATTTTTCAATACGATTTGGACTACCAGCATATACGTCAGGTAGGTAAGAACTATAGTTTGACCGTGCAGGTCCAGGACGGCCGCCTCCGCTTATTGGGCTGTAGCTACCCGAATTATTATCAACTGCTACAGGCGTAAAATATTTTTTCCAGCTCATCTAATTCCTTATGCTCTCATACTAGCCATTTCTTCAAGTGCATCTAGTATTCTAACTTGTACTTTTAAAGTTTCAGATTGTATCTGTAAACTTGCTTGTGTATTTAGTGCAGCTTGAGCTGCTGCTTCTTTTTCTGACTGTCCAGGAACGTAATCTGGATTGTCCATTTTCTTTTGGCGATAGTTTTGTTCACTTATAACATCCAAAGCGTTAGTTTCATCACCTGCTCTAATAGTGCCTCTTACTCCATTATCTCTAGCACTACTGTTCTGTCCAACTGGCACACTTGCTCTAGTATCTTTAATTACTGAACCATCTGGTGATACCAAAAAGCTATCTTCGTTTTTGGCAAAATCTTTTAGTGTATTTGTTGCATTGCTTAAACTTTGGTTAAGTTCTAGTTCTGCTTTTTTTTGAGCATTAAGTTTTGCATCAGTAACTACAGTATCTTTTGTTTGTTGCAATTCACCTTTAAGAGCTCTGGCTAAATTTTCTTTGGCTATTGCTAGTTTATCTTCAAGCTCTTTGTCACGCTTGCCGCGTTCTGCTAATTTTGCTTGAGCAATTGCTGCGGCTTCTACTTCAGATTCGTAACGGTTTATAGCAAATCTATTAGCAAGTGCTTCACGATCTGCTGCATTTTTTTCTTTCATGATGTCGATGTTTTTTCGCATCAAATCTTGCTCGGCTTGTTCTTCATCACTTGTACCAAGTGTTAATGTATCACCCCATGCCTTTAATTGCAGACCTAGCTCATAAAATGATATTCTCATATCTGCTATTGCTAGTTTGAAAGCGTCAAATACATCACCTAGTGTTCTAAAGCTATTAAAGAAATCAGTAAAATACTGCCCAATCGTATCAATCTTTTCTCCTAGCCAACCAAATGCGTCTGCAATTGGAGTTATCACAGGTTCAAACGCATCGCCAAACCAATTTAACCCGTCTCTCACCCAGTTTAGTGCTGTTGAGAAACCGCCCATAAAGAAGTCACTAACAGCTTCAATTGCAGGATATAAATTTTGATCTATCATCTTACCTACATCGTCAGCCATTCTGCCAACAAACTCTATAGGTGGAGCAAAAGTATCTTCTAACAAATCTTTGGTAGAATTAAATGCGCCCATTAATTTTATTCCAACTACATCTGCTAACGGTTGGAATATTCCAGTAACATAACCTACACCGTCTGCTAACAATCTAAGTGGGCTAAGAACAAAATCAAGAGCATTTGCAAGTGCTGTAAATCCGTAACCTAATACTGTAATTACAGGATTAAGCACAGCACTAATAATATCTACCACAGGCATAATAACAGCACTGAGCATTCTAAATATAGGGAATAAAATCTTTTCTGTAAATCCTGCAATAGTTTCAAAAGCACCCATCATGGTATCCATGATTCCTGTTGATGCTAACAGTCTAGTGAATGTTTGACTTATTTCATTAATACGTCTGCGCATTGCTTCCATAGCACTCATTTGCCCATCGGTAGCTTTTGCTTGTTCTTTTGATGAGTTAAGTAATCCGTCTATCGGAATGTTACTTGCTTCAACAAGGTTATTAAAATGGGAAGCCATTTCAGCATCAAATCTAGCAACGTCTCTAAATCT